ACTAAAGGCTGATTCAGCAAAAAAGGCTAGAGATATTGCTAGTCGTTTTCATGGGTGTTTTAGTACAGAGGATGGACAATTTGTGATTAACCGATTAAAGGAAATTACGCTTGATCGTCCAGTGCTAAACGCTAATTCAACACAGTTTGGTGCAGGCATGAGAGAAGGTCAAAACGCTATCGTGCGTCAGATCTTAGATCAGTTGGCATTAGCTGAAAAACAATAAACGGAGAAGAGGATGAGTGAAGAGGAAAGTTTGATTGAAGCGCCAGTCGCAGACACAACAACAGAACAGGAGGTGGTCACACCTACAGAGGACGGCGGTTGGAAGTTAGCCGATGAAATAAGCGGTGAAGGTGATCGTCCAGATTGGTTCAAAGACAAATACAATTCAGTATCAGATCAAGCGCAAGCTTATTCAGAACTAGAAAAGAAATTCGGTGGTTTCACCGGCGCACCTAAAGAGGATTATGAGCTAACAGTGCCAGAAGGTGTTGAAGGGGATTTCGATATGGAAGATCCTCGTATCGGCTGGTTCAAAGAGGCTGCTAAGAACTCAAATATGTCACAAGATACATTCTCACAATTATTGCACGGTTGGATTGAGCAAGAGGTTGGTGTATCTGGTGGCGCAAGAGAAGCAGAGATACAGGCGCTAGGGTCAAACGCACAATCAAGATTAAAAGATCTCGGCGACTGGGGCGCTGCTAACTTATCTCCAGAACAATTTGAAAGTATGAAGTCGCTCGCAAACTCTGCTAATGGTGTTGAGGTGTTAGAAGCTCTAATATCTAAGACTCAAAAGAATGGTGTTGCTAATGTGGCTGCTATTCAAACGGGGGTAACGAAAGAAGCTCTACAAGATAGGATTTCAGATCCAAAATACCGAACGTCTGCTGATTTCAGAAAAGAAACTGAGCGATTGTTTGATGATTTTTACGGCGGCTAATTGATTCCGATATATGAAATTGTGCTAATTCCAGATTGCACTCTTTTTATACCGTGGCTCTGGTGCGTTTGAAGGGGGAAGTATGGCAAGAAAGGGTTTACTAATTAGAGATTTTAAGACAGGTAAGTACGTGAAAGAATCAATACTTAACTATCTTAGATATTTTTGTAACAAGGTGTTAAAGAAGTTGAAATGATTTCTTTATTGACTAGTATTCTACCGGTAGCACTAGGATTCATTGCCAAACTGATTGCTGTTAAGTCACAAGCTTCGTCAGATGCGTTAAATCTGGCCATTCTAGCTACTAAAACAAACAACGAGGCACTAGAGCAAGCACGGGTTCAATCGAATAAAGAATCACCGATGGCTGCACTTAATCGTAGGATCATTATTCTAGTGATTCTATCGTTGTTAGTCTTTATTTCAGTGGCGCCAGCCTTGTTAGATATACCAACAGCCGTGCCTATTGTTGATAAGGGTTTTTCATTGTTAGGTTTAGAGATCACAGCAGATAAGATTGAGTATGAAATGGTAACTGGAATTGTGAAGATGACAGAGATTTATGCGTTTGCGGAATTGATTATCTCGTTTTACTTCGGGTCGCAGTTGGCTAAGGCCCGATGATGGTTAATGTTGGAACTAAAGAGAAACCGGTGTGGCGCTATGTTCACCATAACATGAGAAACTATGAACAAGAATGGATGTATAAGAAATGAGTAAACGCTGCATACTGATATTTATCCTGGGGGTTGTTATTACCACGTCAACGTATGCGTTTTTTAACTTTATGCAAGTACCAGGTCAATTTATGCAAATGGGGCAGCAAATGATGCAGCCTAAATGTGAGTGTATTAATGAAAACAATGATAAATGAAAGTTTAAAGCCGATGATTAGGCAGCTTAGAGATGTAAAAGATCAGAGCATAAGAGATGCCTTGTGCGATTCCTTGATGGAAATGTGCGATGAATTAATCTCCAAGGGGGAGAAGAATGCCAGCAACACCAGAAATGCGGACGATAGCGTTCGTTTGTGATTACGATACTTTTTTAGACGTTAGTGGTCGCAGAGACAACGCGCCAAATCAGAAGCTCTGGCTAGAGGTTGTTGCATTAGTCAATACAGAGCATTATGACGTTATCAAACACGAACTTTGTGAGGCGATTTCAATGCTCGCAGACGACGATATATAAGCAAAATACAATACATTGATAATAAACTTATCTTTGTGCTAAAATAAAGACCAAACCCAGCATAGTGGATACCCTTATTAAAGGCCCATACCAAGCTAGGATTATCGGCCTGCAAAGCAGATACCCGGAAACAAAGGTATGAAAATTTAATTATATAAGGAGACAATTATGTCTGCAAGTTTATCCGCTGCTGCACAGCAGCTATTCGACTCAGAGGTGAAACACGCGTTTCAAACCGCTGGTCAACTAAGAGGTACTGTAACAACACGTAACGATGTTCAGGCCGATATTTACAAATTCCGTAAGATGGGGAAAGGCACAGCAAATCAGAAGTCAACTTCTGCTGATGTGACAGCCATGGGTGTAGCTCNCGTTAATTAGCTGTACGCTAGCTAACTGGAATGCACCAGAATACACTGACATCTTCGATGCTAAAGAAGTCAACTTCGACGAAAAGACAGAACTACAAACTACTATTGCTGGCGCTCTTGGTCGTAGAATGGATCAGATCATTCTTGATTCATTAGACGCTGCAACTGCCGGTACTTCGATTGCTGCAAACTCAACATCAACTATCGGTCTAACGATTGATAACTTGATTCAAGCGTCAACAGCTTTAACTGATAAAGGTGTTCCGTCTGGTGGTCGTCACTTCGCTATTTCAGCGGAAGGCTTACGTGATCTATTAGGCACTACTGAAATACAGAGTGCAGATTACAACGGTGTACGCGCATTGATGCACGGTGAAGTTAATAGCTTTATGGGTTTTCAATTCCACACTATTGAGACACGTTCAGAAGGTGGCCTAGACATTGCTTTAAGTGTTCGTGAAGGCTTCGCTTGGCATGATTCAGCGGTTGGTCTTGCAATCGGTATGGAAGTATCAGCTAAAGTTGACTGGGTTCCTCAGAAAACATCATGGTTATGTAACGGCATGATGAAAGCTGGTGCAGTCGCTAGAGATGGTGACGGTATCGTATCTGTTAAGTGGAACGAATAATATAACTTAAAGGATATAAAACAAAGTTGAAACTAAGATGGCAGCAGCTTATAACTAGGTTAGCTGCCATTTTTTTTTAAGGTAAAGATATGGCAACAGATATTCAAATTTGCAGTAACGCTTTAATTATGGTCGGGCATGGGCCTATAGCGAGTTTTACCGAAGGAGGCGCCGGGGCAAATACAGCATCCGCACTTTACTCAACAACATACGAGAGTTTGTTAGCGACATATAGATGGCGATTCGCCTCTGCTAAGAAAACACTCAACAAATTAACAGCGACACCACTCAACGAATTTACGAACGCTTTTCAGTTACCATCTGGCTATATTGTTGGAGTTGGTATTCATCCAAGAGTGGACTACGAAATCTTTGAAGATCTACTTTATAGCAATGCTGATGCGTTGGATATTGATTATATTTTCAAACCAGACGAAACTACATTGCCAGGGTATTTTCAACGACTCCTAGAATTTAACCTGGCTTCTATTTTTGCAATTCCGATAACTGATAACTCAACGAAAGCAGAAGAGTACCGCAAGATGTATGAAGATCAATTACGAAGAGCAAGGTTTATAGATTCACAAGCACGGCCTGTTGATGCAATTATTGATTCACCACTGATTGATGCGAGGTATTAATGCCTAGAGTCATTAGTCTACAAACCAGTTTTAATAGTGGCGTATTAGATCCGCGACTTGTTGCACGTACCGATTTAAAACACTTCTATCAAGGTGCAGCCACAGCAACTAATGTGCAGTCATTACCACAAGGCGGCATGAAACGTCGTCCTGGTCTTAAGTATATAAGTACGATTGATGCTGAGTCAAGGTTAGCTTCGTTTGCTTTTAACGTAGAACAAACCTACTTAATGGTGTTTACGAACAACAACATAGCTGTTTATAAAGACGATGTTTTACAGACGAATATAACAACTACTTATACTACAGCGCAGTTATTTGAATTACAGTGGACTCAATCAGCCGACACCATGATTATCGTTCATGAATCGCACCAGCCAGCAAAATTGGTTCGTGGATCAACACACAGCTCATGGACATTATCAAACATTACATTAACGAATATTCCTAAGTTTGGGTATTCTAATTACAAGGCAAAACTTACTGCTGCCCTATCAGATAGCGCTACGACAGCTACGGTAGATTCAACGGCAAGCTTTCCTGCTTCTGGCTTTGTATCTCTTAATAATGAGATTATTAGCTATAGCAGTATCACATCAACAACACTGAATGGCCTTGGTCGTGGTATTAATAGTACAACAGCAGCAGAGCATAAGGTAGATGACGTTGCTTTTGAAACAGAGGATGTCTGGAGTTCTACCCGTGGCTACCCTAAGAGCGTAACTTTCTACCAGGGTAGGATGTGGTTCGGCGGATCTAAACAACGCCCTCAAACATTATGGGGTTCTAAGACAAACGACTTTTATAACTTTGATTTTGGAACGTCATTAGACGATGAAGGTATTAGCATAACACTAGACACGGATCAAGTAAACGCTATTACTATGGTGTACGCTGGTCGTCACTTACAGATCTTTACGACTGGTGGTGAGTTTTCAATTAATGATATTCCGATTACCCCAGCAAAAAGCTCAGTTAGACGACAAACCTTATTTGGCTCTAGCAATATTCCACCGAAGTCAATCGACGGTGCTACCTTGTATGTTGATCGTACTGGTAAGTCTGTTCGTGAGTTTTTATTTGCCTATACCGAGGACGCATACACTTCTGGCACGGTTTCATTGCTAGCTTCGCATTTACTTGAGCCACTAGAAGGAGTAGCGTTAGGCATAATCGATCC